TCCTCTGCAAAACTTGACCCTTCTTTCTAGCGTCCTAACTCTTCCTAGATTTGAGACTTCGTAAACGCCTTCATAATTGGCGACTGGGCGCCAAGTCTCTACAATGCTTGTCATCAGCTCAAGAAGCAATTGAGTTGGTCACGAGCTAGGGGCCACGAACCCGCTAGCTCACCCAATTCTAGCCGCAAGCACCCCCCTCAACTTTTCACAGAAAGCACTTGCTCAATTTTTTCAAAAACACATTTCAGCTCACTATTTACAAAGTATCAAGACTTGACAGGTTGCGCACAACAAGCTAAATTTGCTGTGTTATCACGCATGTCATGTCAAAAACAGAGCGCATCGAGCATCTTGAGCAACAAGTGCAAGATTTGAACGAGAAATTAAGTGAACATTTAAATGTAATTAATATGCTTCTTCGTGATATTAGAGAATTGCAGCAATTCAAACGTTTTGTTGAGCTGTCAAGCGTATCAACGAAAAAGCAACTTGATAATATTAACTCTGTTCGTGAAATGACATGAAAAATACACTTGATCGACAAGCCTTTATTGAATTGTTGCGTATTTATTTGCGCCCTCAAGACTTTGAACGCTTTGCAGTAGCTAGCAAATTAGACAAAAAATCACGCTTCCTGTTTCGTTTAGTTCAAAAATTGAATAAATTTGAATATGTATTGATCACTTGCGAAAAACAGCAATCTTTTATTAATTTCATCCCTGACAATATTGCTGAAAAATCGCTTCATGAATTGCAAGATTCTGATTTAATCCCTGATGTGCTTTTCTTCGCCGAATAGACTTTTCTCAGCCGCTCGTCAACCTTCGTGTCACGCAATGTCCCTGTCGACAAAGCCCTCTACGCTCGCGTAAAAGCCGCTGCGAAACGTAAATTTAAAGTCTATCCCAGCGCCTACGCAAATGCTTGGTTAGTGCGTGAATATAAAAAACGTGGTGGGCGTTATCGTGTAGAGAAATGAGTCGTCGTCATGCCTAGAAAAGCCAAGTCGGGTCTCACTCGCTGGTTCGATGAAGAGTGGGTGGACGTGAAGACGGGCAAGCCTTGCGGGCGCTCGAAGGGCGAGAAGCGTGAGGGCTATCCAGCCTGCCGCCCATCCAAAAGAGTTTCTGCTGACACGCCGAAAACATCCAAGGAGATGACGCCTGTAGAAAAGCGTCGCTTCAAACGTGAAAAAACAAGCTCGAAGAAGATAAGCTATCAACACCGTCGCAAGAAGAAATAGTGCCCGCTAAAGCACGCAGCAGTCGCTACGCAGATCGAGCTGCGCTGCAATCGCTTGGGCTGTTTGAAGACACTTCAAAACTGCGTGCAATTGCACGACGCGGCAATAATACATTTGATCACTCCGCCTGTGAAATTAAAATAGTTTCCGATCTGCTTCCACATCAGAAAGATTTCGTCACAGACTTTGACCATCGCATGGTGGCGTTGTGTGGGGGATTTGGTAGTGGCAAAAGTTTTGCGGCAGTCACAAAGTCAATACTTTTATGCTTTCGCAGTCCAGGTTTTACACACTTATTTCTTGAGCCGACGATTCCACTACTGCGCGACGTTGCAATTCCTGCATGGCAGAGTGTGCTTGATAGATACGGGATTCCGCATGAGTTTCGCACGAGCCCACTTCCAGTCTTTACACTAAAGCTATCCAGAGGCGATACTCCTATTCTTTTGCGCTCATTTGAAAATTACAATAGAATTATTGGCGTTAATGCCGCAAGTATGGTTGTTGACGAAATTGATACAGTTTCAACTCACACAGCAGAGGCGGCAATTGTAAAACTGCAGGGGCGCGTTCGTGTAGGGAAATGCCCTCAACTGTGCTTTGCATCTACGCCCGAGGGCCATAAAGCTCTCTACAACATGTTTGTGCGAGAGGCGTCAGACGAGAAAGCGCTGTATAAAGCAAAGACAGCAGACAACCCATATCTTGATCCGGGCTTCATTGAAAACCTGAGAACCACTTATCCCGCCAATCTGATTGAAGCTTATTTGAACGGCGAATTTGTTAATCTTGCACAGGCAACTGTCTTTCACGAGTTTGATCGCCAAAAGCACTGCACAAGTGTTTTTTATCCAGAAGCAAACGAACTTATTGTTTTCGGCGCCGACTTCAACGTGGGCAAAAGTCAGTCCTGCTACGCCGTCGTTCGCCCATCGCCCACGGGGCAGGCGGTTCATATCTTTGAAGAGCACACCTGTCGCACAACGTTTGATTTAATTGAGCATGTCAAGCGTAAATTCCCCAGGCAACTTGCAAATGGAATGGTGACTTGCTACCCAGATGCCAGCGGTAGCCATGCGAGTACCAGCGCGACGGAAAGCGATCACGACATTCTTCGGGGCGCCGGTATCAAGGTTGTTGCAGAGCGCCGTAACCCACCAGTTGCTGAAACAATTTCACATGCAAACATGTATATTCATTCTGGAAACGTTCTTGTCAACCCAACGACATGCCCAGAAACACTGCAAAGTCTTGAAAATTGGGGTTACGATGAAAATTATCGCCCTCAAAAAGGCGGCAAGCATGATCTTTCCCACGCCGGTGACGCCTTGCGTTATTTAGTTTGGCAGACAATGCCACGGGCGACGGCTCATTTCTCTCGCCCGCGTTGGCGTTGAGCTTGTAAGAGCTACACTGCATGAAAAGACTCTGAAGAGCAGTGACGATCATCCCTAACTCGCTTGTTCCAACAGCCGATAATTTGATCGCTGAGCCTTTTGAGCGGCGTTTTCCTGAATACGAGGAAGCGTTTGAGGAAGTATCTGGCGTAGACGCATATTCGATTGAGCAGGCGGAACAGTTTTCGCGTCTTGCGCCTATTCGCTTTTGTACTCTTCCTGAGTTTTATCTTCTTGAGGCATCTGACGAATATCTACCGCAAGATTATTTAGAAGAACAAAAGAGCTATCAAGTGCGCAAAACACGCGCACAAAGCAGTTTTCAGAACTATTACTCACATTTAAGAGATCTTGTAGTTGGTACAGCGCTTCGCAAGGGAGTGTCTATTCCCGAAGTTGTACCTTCGGAGTGGAGTAACTTCTTTGAAGACGTTGATCTTGAAGGGCATTCGCTTGCTTCTTTCACAAAAGAAGTCTTTACAGATGCTCTTGATGGGGGTGTTTCTGCAATTTGGGTTGAGTATCCCAAGCTTCCCGAGGGCCTGAGCGCTGCTGAAGAGCGTCGCATCAATCCACGCCCTTATTTCGTGCTGATGCGCATGGATCAGGTGCTTGAGTGCCGCTATGACGTATTCAATGCACAGATTGGGGTGCAAAACATTTTTGGCGCATTCCCGACTTATTTGCGAATTAAGACAGAAGTGCGTCGTCAAAGCGAAGAGAATGAATTTTTTGAGGAAGTAATTCCTGCAGTGCGCGTGTATGACATTGTAAATCTTGCAAATAACGATGTCTCTGAGCTTTCTGATGAAGTTGAGCCTTCGGTTGATGGTCAGCGCGTGCGCTGCCGTCTTTACACAAAACGCAATAAGCCTAGCAACGTAGATAAATATACGCTTGAAGAGACAACTTATCTTTCGATTCCCTTTATCCCATTCGTGCCCGTACTTGGGGGTAAAAAAGAAGCGTTTTTCCGCGCCCGCCCACTTCTTTTTGATATTGCACGCCTTAATTTGCATCACTGGAGTGTATCTGCTGATCTTGCAGAAACAATTCACTTGACCTCCTCGCCAATCCTTACTGGTACGGGCGTTCGCCCCGACGATGAGATCAAGGCGGGTGCTGGACGCGCTCTGTTTTCGCAAAATCCAGACGCCAAATTCAGTCTGATGAGCGCTTCGATGGAGGGCGCGTCGGTCACGCTCGAGAATCTGAGGCGCGTGGAAGCGGCTATGGAGCGCCTTGCCGCCGTTGCCATGACTACCAGCAAAACCCAGGCTGAGTCAGGCTTTGCGAAGCTCCTGGACCGCTCCCAGAGCGATTCTCAGCTTGCCGTGCTTGTGCAGGGACTTGAGGATGCGCTGAATCGTGCGTTGCTTTATGCGTCCGCCTATCGCTCAATTCCTGAAGTGCGCGTGACAATTAGCAAAAACTTCATTCCTGTTAAGCTGCATTCTCAGCAGGTAATGGCACTTAGCTCTTTGTTCAAAGACAGCAACGCAATCACAATTGAAATGTTCTTGCGTATGCTTGAAGCGGGTGAGATGTTTGAAGGACTGCCTGGTTTTAGTGTTAAGAACTTGTTGAGTGACATGAATCTTGATGGAACCGAGACCGCTCAGCAGCTTGGTGTTGGCGCTGGTGGGCGTCAGATGGTAAATCGCGGACAGATTCCAGTGGATAACACCTCTTCGATGAGCGAGGGGCGTGACCTTGAACTCGCCGAGTACTCTCTTGAAGTAAACGAGGCGAACAGTGCTACTATTTAACGAGTCAACCGACGATTTTGCGTGACTGAGCACACCCCGGAAACTCTTGAAGACGCTCTTGCCTTGATTCAAGCGCTTCAGAAGAAGGCTGGTGAACTAGAAAACGAGAGCACAAAGCTTAAGGCAACGAAAGAAGGACTGCTTAAAGATCTCAAAAAAAAGAAGACCATCGACAGTTTTCTGAAAGTTGCTGGTATTGAGCTGAACGACGACCTTGACGAAGAGGCGATTGCTGAGCGCATCGCTGGATTGGCCAAGAAGCCTGAAAGCGCCACCCAGGATGGCCAACAACAGGCCCAAGGCAAGCCTCAGGGGCAAACACCTTCTGATGCAATGGACGAGGCCCTGAAGGCCCAGTTCACCTCACTTCGCAAAGAGCTTTCTGATCTTCGCAAGGTAAACGAGTCGCTTGAGCAGGAGCGCAATCAAGAACGCGAGAAGCGCCGCGAGAACAAGCTTGAGCGTTTTGTTACAGACGAGCTTTCAAAAGTTGAATGTCGTCGCCCGTCGCATCTTTACAAGTTGCTGAAAGAGAAGTTCCGTCTTCTTGACGACGAAAGCACTGTTGTGTACGGATCTGAAGATGATCCAGTATCTTTGCGTGACGCCGTTTCTCGTCTTCGTGAAGATGAAGAGTTCGCTGTTTACTTTGCGGGCAGTGGCGCAACTGGTTCGGGCATGACGACAAATCGTTCTGCTACGCCTTCTTATTCGAACAATCCTTTTAGCAAGGATTCTTTGAATGCCACCAAGGCGGCGGAAATTCTCCAGAAAGATCCTGACAAGGCGAAGCGCTTGATTTCAGAGGCTCGGATTGCGGGTAAGCTTGATCCTGTGCTGGGACGTGCTCTTCAGAGCATGTAACCTGCGGGTGGTTGACGGATGAAGACCCCTTCGGGGGTCTTTTTTATTGCTAATGTGAGTCGAGCGCTATTTTTGCTATGTCAGTC